AGAGTTCTTGCTGCCGGTCGATCAGGTCAGTCTGTTGGTCTTCTCGTCAATGACATTGAACGGCAGAAGGGATTTGCACAAGCACAAGCTGATGCAACTGCTCAATCAACTTACGACCTCACCATGGCAAATATGGAAGGTGTCTATACCAAGAGTCAGAGTGCAAACAATCAAGCGTTTTCGGGTATTGCCTTTAACCCCTCGGCACCTTACCTCCCAGAAATGCCAGATGCGCCCTCTTTTACCGAGCTAGAAATCCCTGATTACGATTACTCGAAGGATTACTCCCCCATCGGAATATGAGTAGAATCTACGAATCCCAGCAAGCTGGTGTAAATTTTAAAGGTCAGTCGCGGGGTGGTAGTTTTAATCCACAAAAAGCGGCTGACAATACTAAACAACTAAAACAAGAAGCAGCAGCAAAAGAACAAGACTTCCGCGTACGTGCTCGTGAAGCAGCTCGTCGTGAAGAGATGGACCGCCTGGAACTGGACGGTCAGCAGCGTGCTGAGGCTAGTGCTCTGGCATTAGGCCAATCCATGGAAATGAATGGCTTGATGCTGGAGCAGGGTTGGACATCAAACAATCTCAAGATCCAGCAGGATTATGAGACTGCCGTCATGAACCTTGAGTCCTCTGAGCTTCAAGCCAGGGGTCAGGTTGATATTGCCAAAACTCAAATTATCAGCTCCGCTGTTCAAAGTATCCTTAGCTTTACCAATGAAGCCATTCAGCTTCCTAATGCAATCGAAGAAGCTAAGCTTCGTAAGCTAAAACTTGAGGAAGCTGAAGCTCAAAAGGCATCGAGGGAACTAAACTTTGAGATTCTTGATGCAAAGTTTGGTCCAAAAATTGAACCACCTGAATCATCGGTAGAGCGTGCTGAAGCTGATGCCGTTCGAGCAACTACTACTTCTATTTCCAACTCGGTCAAAGATCTGACTAAGGAAGGGTCTGCTTCGTCAGTTGGTGCTGCTACCCAACTCATCAACAACAACCCAGCCATTCCCTATGGCCAGGTAAAGACTGGTGTCTCAGAAGTTGTTGGTGGTATGCAAGGCACCATTATGCAGCAGATTAACCAGCTGCAAAACCCTCCTCAAACTGAACTCGAACGTAATACCCTTGTCCAGAAAATCGTCAAGGACTACCTTCTCCAAAGAGGCTATCCGACTTTCTCCGATGTAGACAAGAGAAAGGTCATGACCACTCTTGGGCCTCTTGTCGAGCAATTCGAGAATGCTGTTGCTAATCGTGCTCTCAGATTTGCCCAGGCTAATCATGTTGGGAAGGCAGAAACTCTAGCTGTTCGTAGTATCAACTCGTATACACCCAAGTCGGACATCCGTCCCAGTATTGATTCTGTTATTCAAGGCTTTGAACTCGTAGGAGAAGTGCCCGGAGAAGGCGAGAAAAATGCAATGAAGTTCATTGCTGAGTCTGCTCGTAGTACTGGTGATGTCGAATATCTTGAGGCTCTTATGGGTCTTGAGAAAGTACCTGGCAACTCTGGTACTCGGTATGGCTACGTACACTCTGAGACCCTTGGCCCTGCTTTAGAAGGCGCCAGAGCGGTTCGTGAGGCAAATGCTAAGGATGCTGGCCAACGTATCATCGTCGCACTCAATGATGAGCTGAGAGCAGCAACCACTCAAGAGCAGCGTAGTACTGCTATTGACCAAGCAATCAATCGACTGTCTCAACTACATGATGGTCTGGGTGGTGCTTTTATCCAAGACCTTGAGGATAGTCGAGTTGATCTCTTAAAACCTGCTGTTCAGGCGACACTCGTCGCTGAGATGAAGGAGATGATCCGTAATGGAGAAATCACTTCGCCCGATATTATTCGGACTCACCCCAGTCTTGATGCTGACAGCGTAGGATCTCTCATTACGTTCCTTGATAAAAATAGCCCCACGATTGCAGTTAGCGAAAACCTGCAGAAGAGGGTCGATCTTTTTATCGATGGTGGTGTAGGTGTGATTGACGCCCAGCTAGGTGTCAAGCGGGACTCTTTAGGCAACTTAGCCAATATTGGTGGAGGCCTGCTTGCTGGTCAGAATGATGCGCTCTTGGCCTCTTATATCGAAGATGGCTTCCGACAGGATATTCAACGTGTGGCCAAGTTTGCACACGATACAGTAAAAGATGAGAATATTTCGGACGCTGAAAAAGAACTGAAGGTGATGACGGCGGTCCGTACATATTTTGAAGAACAGACTAAGCCTGGCGGTAAATATTTCTTTGACACGCAGAGCGGATCATTTGCTACTGAACAGAATAAAAATGACATTTATCAGAAAGCTAAAGAAAACTTCACACCTACTAACGCTGCTCGTCTTGCTCCTGTTCCCTTTATTCAGGATAACTACTACGAGAGGAACCTTAAATTCGAGAGTATTGAGGATGCCCTTGCTGGGAAAGAACGATACGATCACTCACGCGGTGACACCTTGTTTACAGGCGATTATCAAAAGTCAATTGCAGACAACTATGCGTCGACTGGTCAGTTTGGTGCAGACTTCGAGCAGTTTGCTAAGGAGCAAGGATTGTCACCCCTTGCCTTGCTGAATGCTCAACAACTGCGTCATAACGAAAAGGAAGTTCTTTACAACACCCCTGCAGCTCAGTCCACCAGTGTCCCAGCTGGTGTTGGTGTGAAGGTCTTGATGGGTAAAAACCTTGCCCGTCCAGGTGCTGAATACCTTGCTGGTAAAGGCAATCTGAACATTGCTGAGATGATCGGTCTGGTTGACCAGATGGGCAGCTTCCGTCTTAACGATGGGACTGGCCGAACGATCAGGGACGTGTTTGAAAGCCCCCGGTCTACTCCGAGGCAGCTGACAGAAGCTTTGATGATTCTGACTGAACCTGTCTCACAGACTCCTGCTGTAAAAAAGTCCCCTAGCTCTCCAGGTAACCAGTCTTCGGGGATTGGGGAGCCTATCTACTATTCAGGCAACATTGGACCGACGTCCACCGGCCCTCATCTTGATGTCAAGAAGGTTGGTCGAGGTAAATTCGATGAAACCGCTTTAGATGACTTTGTAGTTGTACAAGATCCTGAGTTCGGCATGGTCTCCCTTGGAGACATCCGCAATAAGACTGGCGGAATCGGAGACAACTGGGATCAACACGTTGCACGGGGAAGCTATGGCATTGACTATGGCCTCCATTCCGGCACAGAGATTTTTCTGAAGAATGGTGCAAAAGTAATCGGATCTACACCCACTGAGCATGGCGATATGTTGACGATTGAATTGCCAAATGGCGATCAATACACATTCCTCCATGGCGAAACCGCAAAGCAGTAATGCGTTACGGCTTTGATGTTAATTTTAAACTCCCAGTTAAATGGATTTTACTGATACTCCAGGCCTCACGAGGTCTGAGCGTGAAGATTATGAGCGTCGTTTAGCAGAAGAAGCACTTAAACTAGAACAAGCGGCTTCTGAAGAAAAAGAGGAGCAAGAACCGGAGACTGAGCCAGAACCGACCCCTGAAAGTGTAGCTAAGGACAAATCAATCCAGAAGACTGAACTTGAGCGGGGTCCAATTACTGACATTGGTGAAGGTCTTAAGTACCTAGCTACTGGTGGTGTTGCTGATGATGCCATCAACGCACTTGTTGCAGGTGCTAACCAACTAACTGGTGGCAGGCTCCAGGGCCTCGATGATGCTGTTGGCAGTTACGACGAGCAGCAGGAACGTGAAGCTGCAATGTTCACGGAGCTACAGGAGCAGCAACAAGCTGGTGAATTGTCACCTGTCGAAAGCGCTGCTCTAGGTGCTGCACAGGTCGCTACAGGCATTGGTGAAGGTGCTGTAGCAGGGGCAATGCTCCCTGCGACCCTTGTTGCCAGGATTGCTAACCAACAGGCCTCCTGGGCCGATACTCCTGTCTTCCTGAAGGACAACAAAGCAGCTGATGCTGCCTACAAAATCACTGAAATACTTCTGCCCTCTCTCCTGATCCCTGGTGGAGGTGCTGTTGGAGCTGGTGGTAAGTACTTGGGCTTCAAAGCCCTGGAATCAGCAGCTGAAACCACTACCCAGCGTGGCGCAGACGACCTTTTGTTTGGTCGTCAAGGTGCCCAGGCTATGGGTGACATTGCAGACTCCCTCGGCTTTGACGGAGCGCAGCTCACACGAGATCTGATTGAAGGTAAGAAGCCAAATGCCCAGGTAATCACTGCTATTGGAGGCTTCTTCCAAAACATGGGCATCAATATTGCTGGCGACTTTGCTGTCGAGAGAATTGCAAAGATGCTCAAGCCGAAGACACGGGCTATCACAGCCACAAAGTCTGAGCCCCCAGGTGGTGAGCTTGCAAAAGCTGATAAGCGGATCCCGCGTGACCGTCGTCTTCCTCGTACCCCTCAGCCTCGTCTTCCTGGTCAGAAAGGTCTGCCCCCTGACCAAACCATTGAGGAAGTGACTGTTGAGGTCATTGACGACACCACGAAACAGACGGCCAAACTGCTCAAACAGTCTGCTGAGGAAGTCAAGAAAGCTGTTGATGACACTTTCGAGGCTCCGTACACCCCTAGTAAAGAGCCCCACGACGTACACAACACCACAACCACTGTTCCTACTCAGAAGCCTTCTAAGGCGTCTGGCAATAAGTTTGTAGGCGAGGAATCACTCATCAGACGTATCGTTGGTGAGTCGAAGTACCGCAAAGATGGTGTTGATAGCACTGGATTCACCAAAGCAGATCGTGATTACTTTACGAACTGGGAAGCTGTAGCCTCAAGTAAGCAAACACAACAGGTTCTGCAGGAGATCACACAGGCCTGGAAACGTCTTAACCCTGCATCTAAAGAATTTAGAGAAGGTCTGCGTAGATCTATCGACTTCTGGGATGCAAACAAAGCTCTCCTAGGTGAAGATGTCACTGAGTTTGCCAAGAAAGTCTTTGATGACAAAGATATGGCTCGACGATTGAAGGATCGTCCTGAACTCGACTTCAGTGGTGATTGGGAAAAGGTCATGACTGAGAATACCGAGGTGTTTGGTATTGAAGGTTTCACTGTTCTCCGTCTGGCAGCTGAAGATCTCGGTCTTCGTGTGTCTAAGCAAGCCAATATGCTTAAGAACCTCAACGAAAATAACGTTGACTACACAGCTGCAATGGAATTGTTTATCGATTTCCATGAGAAAGCTGACCTTTTGCTAGTCCCCCTACGCCGTGCCAAACGCCGCTGGGCTGTGGAAGGTATGGCTCAGCAGAACTGGGTACAAAAATACATTACTGATAGGAAGAAAACCAAGGAATACCGCGAGATTCTCGAAAGTACTCCCAGCTCTAGCGCCGCTTACGGCGACTACGCCAAGATTGGCTTTGAACCTACAGATAATACTGCTGCAAACCTTCGCACCTTGTGGAACAGCTACAAGCAAGGCGATAAGGAAGCAGGAAAGGTTCTTGATGCATACATGGAAGCAATGGCAAAGCTGCGTCCTGATAGGACAACGTCAGCCATGGGCTACATGAACCAGATCATTGAGCGATATTCTCAAGGTCGTCTTTCAGAAGCTCTGAAATCAATTGAATACGCCACGATGCTGGCCTCAGTGGAACCCCACAAGGCTGCAGCAGTAGGTGCATTCTTCGATATCTTCACCGATGGTGCTGGTGCATTCTTCTCTGGCTCTCGTCGTGCTTTGTTGAGTGGCGGAAAGGACATTCAAGCCCGTGCTGATGCAATGTATGGCATTGGCATGATGCGTGGCTTCGGTACTGCCCTCGCTGCAGGCTTCCAAAATGCAATTGAGGCCGGACGTACTGGTCGAATGATGCATAGCAACGAACGCCTCTCTGATTCAATTCTTAATCAGTGGGCAGTTCGATCGAGGGAGCTTGAATTCATCCATCAACGTAACCTCCAACGTATTAAGAGTCAAAACTTAGGCACTCTCGCAGAAGTTGCTGAGTTTCTGTCCCACAAATATGCAGAGATTGGTAACTCACGTTTCACCAATAGCTTCATGCGTGGTCTATCAGCTATTGACCAGGGCGTGACGACTAACCTTGGCATTCAACATGCCTATGGCAAGGCTTATCGGGAGGCTTTCCTCAACGGACACATCTATGATGAGGCCGGTAAGAAGGTGATGTTTGGTGAAAAGACTGCACTGGAGCGATATGTTGACGGTGCTCTTCTGAATACCTTTGAAGGTGGCATTAAAGGTCGTCTGATTGATGACGACATTATGAATGCTGTCCGCAGAACCACCCTGTCTATGGAGATTGACCCTGACAAGGTGTATGCCCCTACTGCTAAAAACCCAATTCTTGGTGGGATTCAAAGAGTCGCTGGTGCATTAGACCAAAAGACTGCTGAAGTTGCAAGTCTTATCGAGCAGGGTGCTCGTCAGAACTTCCTGTTTCGTATGGTTTCACCCTTTACCAGGGTAAGTTATACGTTTCTCGATACAGCTGCACAAACTATCCCCTTCTTTGAAACCATTATTCCTCGCTATAAGGCAATTTCGGCTGGTGAAGAGGGTGTGGCCGCTATGGTCAAGTTTAAAGCCAACCGAGCTAAGGCCCAAGTTCTTGGTCTTTCCTTCGGGATGCTTGCTGCTAACGGTTATTACCTTGGGCAGAACACTCCGGCTGGTATGGAAAATGCTAAGCAAAGCATTATTATCCCCAATTCTGAGAGTGACACTGGATACACAGCGATTCCTATCGGCCGTTCCTTAGGCCCGCTCATCGTATTCATGGATCTGATTGCAGATACCGTCAATGCATTCCGTGATCATGCAATTACCAAGAATGAATACAACACCTTAATCTCGGAAATCATGGCTTCTATGCAAGCTGGTGTTCTTGAGCAATCCTTTGTTAATGGTATTGAGAGGATTGGTGCAGTTCTCAACCCTGAAAACCCTTCAGGTTTGATTAACTATGTAGCCACTCAAGCTGGTAACTACTCTGGACTTGGTCTTGGTAAGCAAGGGTTCCGTCTCTTCCAGCCTTACGAGACTTATGGTAATGATCCAAACAACTTGTGGCAATCTTGGCAGATGACTGTTCGTCAGCGTTTAGTTGGCGGCGTTGGTAATCCTATTAAATACAATATTTATACAGGTAAGCCCAAAACCAAGGCCGGAAGTGAGCGTGGTGGGTATTGGCAACACGTTGGCGAATCTATGCTCAACACGTTTGGTTGGGAACAGGGACTTCGCGATGCTCCTAGCCGCAAAGATCCCAAGGATCCGTCAAAGCCAAGCAATATCTACTTTGAACTCGACCGTATTGGTTACGACGATACTAAGCACTATCGTCAAACAAGTATCCAAATCCCTGGTGTACCTACGTTCAAGCTTACTGCTCAACAACGCAGTGAACTGGATCGACTTACTGGCGACCCTAAAGGTGGTGACCTGTCAGGAAAGCTCAACGAACTATTTGTCAGCCCTAAGTACACCAAAGCTGTCAAAGAACTAGAGAAGGTAATCAAGTCAGAGCCCCCATTTAAGGCAGGTTTTGACCCTGAGGCGCAATCAAAGCGCATCATGTCTGTTCTTCATGCTGAAGTGAATCGTGTATTTACGATTGCACGAGCTGAAGCCTTCAACAAACTCATGGAGTCTGGCACTTTCCCTGAGCTGACTCAACAAGTCGATACGGAAGAACTCCGCAGACTAGGCCAGTACTAATTAACCCCAAATAACATGGCAGTTATTCTCGAAAATACTTATACGGGAGACGGATCTACGGTTCTGTTCTCCTTTGTTTTCCCCTATATCGATGAAGACGACGTCAAAGTGTCTGTTGATGGCACCGTCGTCGCTACAACTCAATACTCCTTCGCCACTGCCACTCAAATTGAATTCGATACGGCTCCTGCTTCTGGAGCTGCTATCAAAATCTTCCGAGATACTTCTCTCGAATCTATTCCCAATACCTTTTTCCCTGGTTCTGCTGTACGGGCTAAGGATCTGAACGACAACTTCACTCAGTCACTGTATGTGGCCCAGGAGTCCTCCGATACCGCAGCGACAGCTGCACAGGCCCTACCGGTTGCTGCTGAGGCTAAGACCATTGCAGAAAGTGCAGAGGCCACAGCCAACTCCGCTGTGTCTACTGCTAATGCCGCCTCCACCACTGCTGGTGACGCAGATACCAAGGCTGATACCGCTGTATCTACTGCCAATGCTGCAACAACTTCGGCTAATAACGCTGTGTCAGTGGCTAATGCTGCCTCTGCTGCGGTCTCGGCTGTTGTTGATTACCCCTTGGTGGCTAATGTAGCCTCTATTCCTTCTAGTCCTAGTAACGGAGACAGGGTAGAGGTCAGTGATTCAACTGGAATCGAGTCTTTTTCACCTCTTTCTGGCCTTCCCGCTGGATTTGAGGGAGATACTAACCTCTCTGTGCGTCTTAACTACGACGGCAGCAGCTCTGAATGGGTGTTCTTACAGTATTTAGTACTAGATCCTGATGACCGATACGTTACTTTAGATGGCACTGCTAATAAAGCAGACAGGGTATTCATAAACAGTACCGGTTTTGGTACTAACTCTAGTCGCCCTATCGGCTGCTTTGGTGGTAGCTCTACCCCCACTGCTGATGGTTATAGCCCCTTTAAGTACCCAATCCAAAATCCACCTGTTATTCGTGGCGATGGCCGTCTTACAGCAGATGGTGGCTTCCGTGGCGACCTGACCGGCAACGTAAATGGTGATGTTACTGGCAACCTGACAGGTGATGTCACTGGTGATGTCACTGGTAATGTCACTGGTAATGTTACTGGCAATTTATCCGGCAATGTTACTGGAAATGTAACAGGTAATGTTTCTGGAAGCTCTGGAAGTTGTACAGGTAATGCCGCCACTGCAACTAATGCAGATACGGTAGACAATCTTCATGCAAGCTCATTCCTTAGAACTGATGCTAATAGCACTGCCACAGGGACCATCACCTTTAACGGTCTTGTAAAAATCCGCGATGCCATCGACCTCGCTGACAACGACATCCTTCGCTTTGGTAGCGGTGATGATGCCGAGCTTTTCTGTAATGGTTCTCACCTTTATCTAGACCTGAACAGCGGAATCGGTAACTTCTACATTCGTGATGGTCAGACCACTCGCTATACCTTCAACGATAATGGAAATTTAACTTGTACTGGTTCCGTTACTGCTTCATCTTTTAACGGTAACGCCACTTCAGCTACTACGGCTACAACCGCCACTTCAGCTACTACTGCTACAACCGCCACTTCAGCTACTACGGCTTCACACGCCGACGAGCCGAAACGTAATACTTGGGTCGGTTCTAGTACTTGGAAAGATGTTTGCGCTTGGACAGATACTTCTGCCCCTTACGAGGGTATTGCTAATGCAGCATCCGGCTATGTTCAGATCAGTGGTGACGGCAAGCTGCGTGTTTCCGATCGACTAACTGTTGGTAGCATTGAAGGTTTGGGTACTCTTGTAGCTGGGATTCCCACTACCGCTATCGGTAGTCATGTCTTTGCTGGACTTAATAACAACGGAACCACAGACCGAGATATTGGTTATACGGTCGATGGTTCTAATTTAAAGCCATCAAACGTTGCTAATGACCCAAGTGGAACTTTGAGCGGGACTTGGCGGCTGCAAGGTCGTGTTAAAGGTGGTAATGCTATTGCGGATGGAGAAACGACTCTTTGGAAACGGATTAGCTAATTACAAATTATGTTTACTACACAAGAAAATGGGGACTTTGCATTTACAAATGCGCGGCGCAACGCTTGGGGAACGATCAATTGTGATGTAACAATCGAAGCAACAGGTGAGGTTGTTCCATTTACTGCTACACCTCATGATCCTGAAGAACATGGACGTACGCTGTACAACCAGCTAAACACTACCTACAGTTCTCAAGTTTCTCCTTGTTCTCCAGAAGAAAGGGATGCAGTCTTTGCAGAAATTGCACGTACTGATAGGAACTCACGCCTACGTGAAACTGATTGGACACAGAATGCTGATATCCCACAAGCTACTAAAGATCTTTGGGCTCCCTATCGCCAAGCTTTGCGTGACGTCCCAGCTCAACCTGGATTCCCTTACGACATTACCTGGCCAGTTAAACCTTCTTAATCAAGAAAAATGATTTCTCTTATCCGTCCGATTCTTTTGACCTGGGCAACTTCTTCCGCTGTTAAGAAGTTGATCTGCGACCTTCTCGATAAGCTTGCTGCAAGCACTGAAAACGAGCTTGATGACGCTGCTGCTCGTGGCGTCCGAGCTGCTTTGCTTGGTGAGTGATATGGCCAAGCGAGCAAGTGAAGATTGTTTTGATGAGCTTCATGCTCTTCTTACAAACGAGATTATCACCCGTATTCAGTCAGGTGAAGCTACTACTGCTGACCTAAGAGCCGCGATTGACTGGCTTCATAAAAATGGAATTACTGGCGTTGCTACTGTTAATTCTCCTATCGCTAGCCTTGCTGGTCTCATCCCCGAGTTGACGTTCGAGGATGTGAATGCCTAAATCATCCCCAGCTCGTTTACGTGCTCAGGCTAAATACAACCGCAAGCCTGCACAAAAGAAGCGCAGAGCATCATTGAACAAAGACAACCGTCGCCGTGGTACTTACGGTAATGGCGATGGTAAAGACGTAAGCCACAAAAAGAACGGCAAGACTGTTCTCGAAAAGGCATCAACTAACCGGCGACGTAATGGTCGCAACGGCAAAAGTAAGTACAAAAGTTAAACAAAGATGAGCCACAGATGGACACTCCCCGAAGCCTCATGCACGAACTTCTTACATTTCGCAGCGGTGACGCCAAACGAATGTGGAGAGAAGAAATCAAGGCTAGGGATGGATACAGATGCGTTTATTGCGGCTCTACAGAAAACCTGACTATTGATCACGTTATCCCTCAATGTAAGGGTGGCAAAACAAATTCGTCTAACTGCGTGACTGCATGTCGCTCCTGTAATCAAGCAAAGGGATCCATGCAGGTAGACGTCTTCTTGCAAACTAAAGCTGCTTAATCATGGAAGCGATTGTTTCTTTTGCAATCGCATTGGCCACTGGTGTGGGTGTTCTTCAAACTAGAACACATAACCGTTTTATGGACACCGATAAGCGTCTTGATGCTCTCGAGCTAAAGATCGCTGAGCACTACGTTACACGCGATGAAGTGTCCAAAACATTTGAACGTTTTGAGAATCACTTTATTCGCATCGAATCGAAAATCGACAATCTTAAGATCTGATGACTGCTGAAACTTTTACCGCCTCTGTGGCGGCTGCTTCTTCTTTCTCTACTGAAAAGAAGAAAGGTGGCAGCTACGTACTGACTTCTACTGCTGTCACTGCACTCGGTGCTCTGACTACCTCTAGCACTGTTTCTGATGCTCTGGATATTCTCAGCACCGTTGTTGAGGATTCCCACGTTGTTAGTGGAACCGGCATCGGTTTTGCTGCACACGTTGACGCCTGATGGCTGCCCGTAAGAAAGGACCGAACCTTTCTGTTGGGCGTGGTGAGAAGCGCTCTGTCAAACAGGGCGCTGGTCTCACTGCCAAAGGTCGCGCTAAATACAATCGAAGAACTGGCTCAAAATTAAAAGCCCCTGTGACCGGCAAGGTGAAGCCCGGTAGTAAGGCTGCTAAACGCCGTAAGTCTTTCTGTGCCCGATCCAGAGGATGGAAAGGCCCACGAGGAAAAGCAGCTCGTCGTCGTTGGAAGTGTTAATTATGCCTCGTAAAGGTTGTTCCCACAAAGGTGGTAAGAAGAAAGGGGGTTACAAGAAATGAAGCGCCCTGGACTCTACGCCAACATCAATAAGCGAAGGAAGGCTGGTACTTCCCGCTCGAAGAAAAAGTCCACTATCACGCCAAAAGCCTACGCCAACATGAAGGCAGGTTTTCCGAAGCGTAAGAAAAAAGCCTAAGTAAATTATGGCCAGTAATAGAGATCCCCGTAAGTCCTACCGGACTAGGCGTCAAAACCGAACTTCGTCTTCAGATCGTGCCAAGCGGTCTGCTAAGTCAACAGCCCCCAAACCCACTTCGTCTTCTACTCGTTCTAAAACCAAAGGTGCTGCTTCTTCTAAGGTCACCTCTTCTAAAGACCGAGTGAAGAAGAACCCTGTCAAGGGTCCAGCCCGTGGGGCACAAGGACCGCGCACTCCTCCTGTGCAAGGCCCCAGCCGGAAAGTTAGTGGACTGATTGGTAGTCGTAAGCCTGCACGGACTACTCCGCCCGCGTCCAAAACACCTAAGACCCCTGGTCGGTTTATTGATAAGCCCCAGGTGCAGAACAACGTACGAGCCCTTCAAAATAGCCCGCTCAAGCACGTCCGTGGTCTTGGCAAGGTTGGTGTTGTGCTGACCTTGGCCGAAGCTGCAAAAGCTGGTCTTACTAAAGCAGCCTCTAATAATCGTAAGAAGAAAGCTGCAGCAAGTATCGGCAAGTACAACACCAAGGATGCTGACGGTACTGTCCGTAACCGTAAGAAGGTCGGGCCTAAGAAAGTCGGCCCTAAGAAAGTCGGTACTGTTGCACAACGCTTTGATGCTGCTTTTGCCAAAGCACGCAAGGCTGGTAAGAAGACTTTTACTTTCCAAGGTAAGGTCTACAACACCAAAATTAAGTGACGCCCGGCGAAGAAAAAGAAGTAATTACCATGAGCACCTATCGCATCCAACAGCGGGAGAACCCCTTCCAATTTCACGCAAGTGAGTTCGTAGGGGATGTTCCTAACCTTGACCAGCTATACGCGCTGGAGGCCCCTGTCGGGTCTCTGGCTTATGTCATCAATACTGGCTACACCTATATACATGCCCGCCCCGGCGATTGGAAACAACTGAAAGCTGGTAAAGGCAACACAGGCCCCGCAGGAGCCCCTGGAGCAGCCGGTAAGGATGGACGCGATGGGCGCGATGGTATTGACGGTGAGAAAGGCCCACAAGGCCCCGTAGGCCCCACTGGACGTCAAGGTCCGGCAGGTCGTAACGGGGCTGATGGACTGCCCGGTAAACCTGGCCGCGATGGAGCCCCCGGACGCGATGGCGTCGATGGCGAGCGCGGTAAACCCGGCCGTGACGGTAAGGACGGGGAACCCGGCAAGCAAGGCCCCCGTGGTTACACAGGAACAAATGGCGAAGACGGCCGTGGATGGGTCGGTGGTGACTATGACCACGTAACTGGGAAAGTCACATTCAAGTCCGATGACGGACTGACCTTCTCTACAGGCGATCTTCGTGGTGCCCCATCCCCCTGGGCACACATGAGCCTGGAACAATTAGCCCAAGCTTTGAAACCTTACTTATGACTAATTACAACCCTTCGGTAAGTACAACAATCTTCCCAAGGGTCAACTATCTCAAGAACTTTACTGGACGCGCTTACCGTCGCGACTTTAACGGTCGTATCTTCGGTCTGTACGGTACCCATGATATTGACTCTGATAGATACCCAGCTGTCGAAGGATCTACCTGCTTGAGTCAGGAAACCTTCCCGCTGGATCTTGGACCCTTGGTAACTACTACTCCTACAGGCTTGATCGACCTGCGGAATGACTGTGGTTCTGCCACCACCATTGATCTCAACCCTCTTAACTAATTATGGCTGACACTCTTTTGTTTCGTGGTGGCAATACTGCAGATGTTAATAACTCTGCAACCACCGTCAATAACCGTGAAATTGTAATTGATACTCAAACTAATCAGGTAGTCCTTGGCAGTGCTAAGGATCGTACTGTGATGGCTAGCGGGGCCACAGGTCGCGTTGGCATTGGAATTGAAAATCCTGGCGAAAACCTAACCGTTGGTGGTGAGGACAACCCAACTATACGGTTACATACAGCCGAGAACGGTGATAATTGGAGTACTAGCTCTCAATACGGGAGACTACAGTTCTACTCTAATGACTATGAGTACAACAGTGGAGGCGAAATGGCTTCCATCTCCGCGGGTGTTAATAATAGCTTTGGTCAAACACCCAGCATCCGCTTTAGCACGACCACGCCTCGTTCAGCAGGAGCAGTCCCTACGGAACGGATGCGCCTGCAAGGTAGCACCCTGATGCTGGGCGGCACACTTCCTTCGTCTCCGAACATTAGTTTGAGTGCTAATGGTCAGGGCGATTTTGCTGGCGGTAACGTTGTCCTTAAATCAGGTAGTGGTTACTCTTCTGTAGAAATTAAGAATACCGTCCAGCGTTATTCGTTAGGCACGGATGGTGCTACCAACAACCTCCGTGTTTATAACAACACGTCATCAACTACCTTTAGCTCTTGGCGCACAAACGGTGACTTCTATCACGGTGGTGGTTCAGCGAACGGTACTGACATCAGTACTCCTAACATCAGGTTGAACGCTAATGGCTCTGCCGAGTTTTCATCTGGCGTAACAGCAGACTACTTTGCTACCAATACAACTACTGGCTTCTTCAACTTCTACAGAAACCAAGGTGCGACATCTGCTCTTAATAGCGTCTGGGGCACTACCGGTGGCGCTCAGACAATCAAGTTCTATAACGATGGCGCTTCCGAGTTTGCTGGTCAGGCTGTTGTTGGTTCAAACACTGCGGGTGCTTCTAAAGTCCGCATTGACCCCACTGGCTACGTCAACATCCAGTCCAACGCTAGTGCTGGTGAAGCGCTCAGAATCTATGACAACAGTTCTACACTGAAGACCACGCTGAAAGCTGACGGCACTGCTTCGTTTGAAGGAGGAATAAGTGCGTCAGACACCGGTGCAACAGTACTTACCTTAACGCGAAAGGAAGACGATTCTAATAACAGGGTATATGTAAAATTTTTACGTGTTGGTTCGCAAAACCTTGCTGGCGACATTAAAGCTACTAAGACTACTGTCTCCTACAACACTTCATCTGATTATCGACTTAAAGAAAACGTCGTTGACATTGAAGACGGTATCACTCGCGTCAAGCAGTTGCAGCCTAAGCGTTTCAACTTTATCGCTGATGCTGATAGAACACTCGATGGCTTCATTGCACACGAAGCACAGACTGTCGTACCAGAAGCGGTATCTGGAACAAAAGACGAAGTTGATGACGACGGCAACGCTGTAATACAAGGCATCGATCAATCAAAACTGGTGCCGCTGCTAACTGCTGCATTGCAAGAAGCAATCGCCAAGATTGAAACCTTAGAAGCCAAAGTTTCTGCTCTTGAAGCTAACTGATTTATCAACTCACTAATAATAATTAACAATGGCTACTACTTACACCTACACCATCAACACTCTTGAGCGTACGACTGCTGACGGGATTGTCTATAGCGTTGCTTTTACCGTTGTTGCTGCTGACGAAACCTATTCTTTTAGTGCTTTCGGCACTGTTCCTCTTGCAGCACCTGCTGAAGGTGACCCCGTTATTCCTTATGCCGATCTGACTCCTGAATTGGTTCTGGGTTGGACAAAGGACGCCCTGGGAGCTGAGCAGATTGAAGCCCTAGAGGCCCGCCTGCAGGTTGAACTGGATGAGCAAGCCGCTCCTACTAAGGCCACTGGTCTGCCTTGGTGAGTTAATCAATACGGCCCCTTCGGGGGCCTTTTTAAATGAATTTACAACAACTAGAAGCCAGAATGAGGGAGGACTTTAAAGTCTTCCTGAAACTGGTGTGGAGAGAACTTGGTCTCCCAAAGCCCACACGGGCACAACTAGCTATTGCTGATTACTTACAATACGGCCCCAAGCGTTTGCAGATCTCTGCTTTCCGTGGTGTTGGTAAATCCTGGATTAGTGCTGCCTTCGTTCTGTGGGTGCTGTTCTGTGATCCCGATCGGAAGATCATGGTTATCTCTGCCTCTAAAGAACGTGCAGATAACTTCTCAATCTTTTGTCAAAAGCTAATCATTGACATCTCATGGCTAAATCACCTTGGTCCCAAAGACTCAGATCAGCGTTGGTCACGTATCTCCTTCGACGTTGGTCCTGCCAAGCCGCACCAGGCTCCGAGTGTGAAGTCTGTGGGTATTACAGGACAGATGACTGGGAGTCGTGCCCATTTAATGATCTTCGACGACGTTGAGGTTCCATCCAACGCAGCCACAGATATGCAACGCGAGAAGCTCCTGCAACTCGTAACCGAAGCTGAATCTATCCTTACTCCTGATGAAACCTCAAGAATCCTTTTCCTTGGGACTCCGCAGTCGACTTTCACCATCTACAGAAAGTTGGCTGAACGAAGTTACAGGCCTTTCGTGTGGCCAGCACGTTACCCCAAGGATATCTCCAAGTATGAGGGACTACTCGCACCACAGCTGGTCGAGGACATTGAGAGAGGCAAGGATCCCGGCACACCTACAGATACACGCTTCTCTGACCTAGACCTTCTCGAACGTGAGTCGGCCATGGGTCGCTCCAACTTCCAGCTGCAGTTCATGCTTGACACCAGCATGTCTGATGCTGAGAAGTTCCCACTCAAGTTCCAAGATCTTATTTGTACTCCCCTGGGTGAAGAATGCGCAGAACGTTATGCGTGGTCTGCTGATCCTAGATACATGATCAAGACCCTTAACCCCGTAGGACTGCCCGGAGATCGCTTCTATGGGCCGATGTTCATCGATGAGGGTATGTGTGAGTACAGCGAAACAATCCTCTCTGTAGACCCTTCTGGACGTGGCTCAGATGAAACAGTCGCAGTCGTTCTTTCAAGCGCTAATGGCTACGTGTTTGTTCGTGATCTGCGGGCTTTCCGTGATGGCTATTCTGATGACACCTTATCTCGTATTGTACGCCTCGGTAAGAAATATCGTGCTTCTCGATTGCTTGTCGAATCCAACTTCGGAGACGGGATGGTGTGCGAACTCTTCAACAGACACATCCAACAACAAGGAGCAGGATTCTCAACAGAAGAAGTGAGAGCTACTGCTCGTAAAGAAGAACGCATCATCGACACACTAGAGCCGGTGATGAATCAACACAAACTTATTATTGATCCCAAAGTCTGGGAGTATGACTATGCTTCCAATCCTGATGCATCTCCTGAAAAGAGATTGGAGTACATGCTCGGATATCAAATGTCCCGCATGTGTAGAGAAAAAGGAGCTGTTAAACACGATGACCGCATTGACGCCCTTAGTCAAGGAGTCCAATGGTTTATCGACAGCCTTGCTCAAAGTGCTCACAAAGCACAAGCAATGAGGAAACACGAAGAGTGGAAGGCAATGATGGATGCGTTTGAAAACCACCCCCATCTAGCTACAGATGCCCTCGCCCTGGGCTTGTCTTTTAAATCGCTCAACACCACTGCTACGACTAAGGTTTGGGATTGGGTCTAACGAGTGGCACCATGTAAGCAAGAGGAGTGGTGCCCTCTTGTGTGGATATGCGGTGAGTTTGGGGATACCAGCCCGATGAAACACATCTCTGGATCCCCTCTCCTCATCTGCCACTAGACCAAAAACAATTAAATCAAGAAGACACTGGGCTTAAATTCCCGAGGCGGTTATGAACACAGCTGGCGAACCTCAAAGTGATGTCTATCCCTGTACATAGTTCAGCACTCAAAAACGAGTAACCCCCCAGCAGGAAACTCGTAGGACGGAGTGAGTACACGAGTCACCCCCTGGGGGGACACACCATAAACACTCCTCCACAGAGTTAGATCGAAGAGATCTTGTGTGGGTTAGACACAAACAACCACAACAAGACACACACAAAGATATCGAGATCTCCTTTAACACCAAACATATCCAACGTTTAAACGTTTAAGTTTTTGTCTACTTTAACTAAACTCATTACCATCACTCCTAAAACAGAGGAGCTGATTGCTTACTGTGCAAGGGTGTCTAACCCTTCTAATCAGGACAATCCTGAGTGTGAGAAACTCATTCGTTATCTCATCAAACATAAGCATTGGTCTCCTTTTGAGATGGCGCATATGGTTATTGAAATCAATACCACTAGAGCTATCGCACCTCAGATACTTCGTCATCGTAGTTTCTCATTCCAAGAATTCTCTCAGCGTTATGCTGATGTTGGTTTTCTTTCTGAAGTAGAAGTACCTGAACTTCGTAGACAAGACACTAAAAATAGACAGAACTCTATTGATGATCTAGATCCAGTAGCAGTTCAGTTCTTTCATAGACAGATCGATGCTCATTTCGATAATTCTTTAGAGCTTTATCGTGATCTTGTGGATGCTGGGGTAGCTAAAGAATGTGCCCGTGGTGTTCTTCCCCTTAATACTCCTAGTCGTTTGTACATGGCTGGGTCTATTCGTTCTTGGTTGCATTACATAGACCTGCGTAGGTCCAATGGAACGCAAAAAGAACACAGAGATATTGCTCTTGGGTGTGCAGAAATTATTCGGAAGGAGTTGCCAAATATTTACCACGCTTACTTTTCCGATGATGGATGATCGTAAGGAACGCCTTCTAGCAGCCCTAGAAGCCGCTAGAAAGGCTAAGAATCCTGTGTTGGTTAGATCCATACAGGCAGCCCTTCGAGACGAGGTTGTAGACCCTTTTGAGGGCATGTCTATTCATCCTGAGGTAGATCACCTCTGGAACTTTCCCTCAGAGTAAAATCACGAAAATTTCTGAAGGGTATACGCAGGTGCAGCCGGTGGCCTCTCCCCCCGTGGGGGGTCCGGTAGGCAAAAAACAGCAGGGGGTGGGGGTGGTTTGACCTGCTGCCGCCCCAAAACCATTGCAATCACTAGGATCTCATTAGTTGTTAGATCTAATTAGCAAGGCATTCTGGGGATTTCTAAATGTTCTCCAGGATACAAATCCTTTTTTATATTTGCATCAATCTGTGCGAATGCAACTTATGGCACAAAGTAAGGAACAACTTTACAAACAAAATATCCAGAGATCTTTACAAGAAATCTACACAAGAATGTCGGCAATGTTGGAAACAATACCCGACGATATCGACGAGGACAAACTAACACCAACTCAACGAACAGTTGTTGATAACATCTCTGCAATTGAAGAAGAATGGATACCAGACCCTGACCAGCGCAGGCAACTCTCACTTATCCGGTGGGAAGATGACGAGTAGAACATTTGTACGATTGTTAATGTATGTGACGCTTTTAGTCGTAACTACTTGCATCTGGCCAACAAAACGGCAATCATGGTGTCAAGACGCGGGGCCAACACCGGCACCGGGTCACATCCATTAGGCCATTAACTATGACCACAACCACACCCGAGCGCCTGATCAACGCGGCCAACTGCGGCAACCACAGCAGCCCTGATGAAATCAAGGCACTGGCCAAGTCACTTGTGCGGGAACTGCCCACCAGCCTGATAATCATCACGACC